TCTCTTTCTTTTCTTCAACTTGTGGAACATATAATTTCATACGACTATCCACCGTCAAACCTAACTGCGATGCAGCCTTCATTAAGTTAGTCGTAGCACGTTCTAAGCTATACAACATCTTGTTAGGGAGAATCTTCCCACTCTCCGTTTCGTACACATACCCTTCTTTTTGTAGTCCACGAGATATCTCTTTATAGACTGCATACCAAGTGCAATATGTTTCTAATACTGCTCTATCAAGATTCCTTAGGGGTAGCTTTCGCAGGTCATTGATGACTCGTTTGTACTCAGCTTTAGCGATTGGATCAAAATGTTTTGGTGGTGTTAATTGCAATACATCCAAACCATCTGAAGCCTTGTCCTGTATAGTTTTCTTAGCTATCTTTTCTTCTTTAGTCAAATGGCTTTTAGTAGCTTCAACTATCTTCATTTTTCGCCCCATGCTATACCTCCTTTACATTATTTTTTAACAGTTAAAAGATTTCAAAAACGGAATTTTTTGCACAGAAGAGGGCAGCGTTCTAGAATCCGAACGATATATACCCCCGTTCTAAATAATAGGGGGGCATTTCCGTACATTTCGCCGTGTATTTCCGACCGATTCTCCCTTATAAAATCTGTTTTTGTTCGCTTTTTGATATCTATTTCAACTTANGCTTGAAGATTACTTCGATCTAATCGCTTCGACCAATCTTTCTTCACGCTAACGATGTGGTCGGTCATCGTTGCTTCTTCACCACACATTGCGCAGACATAATCAGCTTCAAGCAAGACTTGTTGACTCGTTCGCTTCCAGATAGATGAATTGTAAAATCTCTTAACATCCTTGTCGTATTTCCAGCGAGTACGATTATACTCAGTATATTCCTCGTTGCGTTTATCGAAATCCACTGAGCTTCTTCTGCCGTTTAGAATCGTAAGTTTTTGTGGTTTCATCATTCCCTTTCTTTTAATCCAATGTTTAGACATAACAAAAAGCCACACGCTTGTGTGACTTAATGAAGACCTCTCACAGGCTTTGCAGGAATCGAACCCGCGATAACAGATTTGGAGACTGTTGTGTTACCACTACACTAAAAGCCTTTTTTGTTTTTAAAAGCAAGGCGACTACAACCTTGCTCATTGATTAGTTATCGCATTCGTTTTTATTTTTTTGTAGTCTACGACCTCTAGCAGAATCAAACTGCCTAGCTTATAACTTACCTAGGATATAAGTAGCCGTGCAATCATGCGAGGCCCAGTTGCTACTGCAACCATTTTTAAGTTAAAGGCGGCGTTCGGAGTCGAACTGAATAAAAGAAGTTTATAAATTAAAGGAGACAAAACCACTTACCCATCGCCGCCAAAAAGGGCACAAGGCCCTTAAAATCTACAGGAGTCATCAATCCATTTGCTGACAGTACCATAATATCATTTAAAAATTATCATTTACTCTCTTTATTATCAAAACTATCAGTGATTTCTTGAATAGCTTTATCTCTTGCACGCTGTATTGTTGCGTTGCTACAATTCAATCTTCGTTGCACATCTCTCCACTGCAAACCATCAATATAAAGCAATCTCATAACAATATTTTGGATTGGGTCAGAAAGATTTTCAATCGCCTTGATTAAGTCATCTTGTTCTTGATATTCTTCTTCAATCTTCCTGTAGATCTCATCAATCTTATCAATCACACGAATATTCAATTCTTCAGACTTATTCTTATTATCCTTAGACTTGGGCATGCTATCAAATGACTGCCCTTTAATCGTTCCTGACCTAAGACTGATAATCTCATGATGCAGAGATTTAATTTTAATATTCACATAAGGCAACTTCTTCAAACGTTTCTTAATATCATTCAAATTCATTCCTCTCCAATAAACACATTCATCGGCAACTTGAAATATGTTGCTACGTCTTCAACATTGTACAAATCAGGTACAGATTTTAAGTTCTCCCAATTTGAGATTGTTGCAGTTGAATAGCCTAGAACTTTTCCTAATTGCTTCAAAGTAATCTTGTTGTCTTTTCGTTTTTGTCTTAGCATGAAAGCGAACAACTCACATTGTCTTTTTGTTAGTGGTTTTTCATAATCCATTCTCCATCTCCTCAATCAACCAATCAAGGTTCTTACGAGCCTTCTTCAGATCTTCGAGACCGTTTTTCTTCTGGAAGCGTAACATATACTTGATTGCGTTTCCCCAATAAAAACCTTCTACTCCTTTTAATCCAAAAGCAAAATTCTTAACGACTTCGATGGCTTCAAGTCCGAATTTCCCCTTATAATGGCTAGGGTTGTTGATTTTATCAACAACGTTAAATTCTTCCAAAACTTGTTCATAAGATTTTTCTTTCATGTTAACTCCTTCTCATGAATACCATATCATTCAAATTTCTCCAAGCAAGATTGTTACTTTGGTTTCTGAACTCTCGCTTTTTGTAAGTAATCTGATGTTTGTTCAAGTAGTAATACACCTGATTGTAGTTTAATCCTAATTTTTGTGCGATATCTTTCACAGCCGTATCTTGATTAGCTAGTAAAACTATATCTTTGTGAAATATAGTCAAGTCTAAAATCTTGCGTTTTCCTAATTTTCGGATGCGGTCTCGAACGGCTTTCTCACTCCGTCCCAAGATACGAGCTAAATGCTCGTACGAAAATCGTTGGTAGTATTTCAAGATATAGCTATCATCTGCGTCCGACCATTTGGGCCGAAATTGCAAGTTAGGATTATATCTCTGTAGCTTGGCTAATTTCGACCGAACCGCTTTGTAACTTCTATCCAAAAACTCGCAAGCATGTGTTAAATCCTGTTCTTCTCCGGACAAGACGTACCACTCCAAATAATCAACCTCATCTTCCGTCCATCTACGTCCTGCCATAATGCTTACTTGCTCCATGTAAATAATACGTTCCATCTTTGCGCTTATTGATGTAATACGTGTACTGCCCGTCTGGACTAGCGTATGAAATCTGCTTCTCTCCGCCCCAAACACCATTATCACGCATCATATAGCAATGCTCCATAATCCATTCTACGTCAGGCATCTAGTAACTCCTTATTTTCGTAGATGTTGCCGATGATTTCCTCAGCACCAGTCCACGCATATCCAATATTCAATCCTTTTAGATATACTGCCGGCATTCCCCCAATAAATGTACCAGCATATTCTTTTTCTATATAGACTTCGTGAGGGCATCCTCTTGTACATTTAATAATATCTCCGACAAAAACCTCCTTGCCATTTCTGTCAAACAATCCTGTTGATTGCATGAGTTCAACTTCATCCGCTCCACGTAAGAACGTGATATCGTAACCGATAGACTCAAATTCCCCACGGTTAAAATTAATCGCTTCCACTACACGCATTTTTTTATCTAGATTATCCCACGCTCTAAATCTTGGTATCATTTTAAATCCTCCTCTTTCACGAAGCTCCCATCAATCCAGCGGCCCTTACGGTCTTTGATTTCTTGATAAGCCAGTTCAAAACACTCATCAAAATCATATCCAAGTGCATTGCTGATTGATTTTAGATAACCAACCGAGCGTACTAGATTATGTCTGCACATTTCCTTGCTTGCTAAATTCTGCGACAACTGAAATTCACTGATGTTCGCATTTAGCAAGTTAAAGCAGGCAAGCACATCCTTCTTTCTGATTTTGTCTGATTCTTTAAAAATCTGATGCACATCTTCTTTAATTAGTAAGGCCAGACCGACAATCACAACTGCACAATCTCCGATGCTGTCTTTGATCACCTTCTCATTTTTCTTGAGATACCCAGCGCATAACTCACCGAATTCTTCACTGAGCTTGAGTGACTGCTTGTCTAACCGTCCACCGTTTTCTAAGTCACGATCAATAAACCACTGCTTTACGTTTTCTAAAGTGTTCATGTTTTGCCCTAAATTTCTTCTAAATCAAAGTATTCTGTCAGCTCACTCTTCAATTCCTCTAGAGTTTCACATCGTTCAATTAAAACAGACACATCGTATTGTGTATCCACTTTGTTCAGAGTGTTTTCTGCTACTGCATCAGCTACCCATTTTGGATGAGTGCCAGCGCGAGAGAATTGATCTTGTGGCAGTAGCTCTAGTAATGCTTCATATCGTTCTTCTAGTGAAGTCAAGGCGCCAAGCGTGTCAATAAATGCAGTATCCGATTTTCTTTTTTCAAAGATTTCTGGGTAATTTTCTTCTGCAATCTCTGCATAAATAGCAGACCATTCTTCGTCTGAAAAATGTGATTTTTCAACTAGTGCATCGTATTCGATTTCTTTTCCATTGATTTTAGTTTTGTATTTCATAATTTTACCTCTTTTCCAATTTCTGTATTGTTGTACTTCTGCTCACTCACCACAAACACGTTTCCGTTTACCGTGATAGTGAAAAGACTTCCTATTTTCTTCTTAGCTTCCACCTTACCCGTAATCTGTGCCTTGCTATCAGCATGATAAACTAGCAAGGTTTTTTGTGCTTCACGCTGCATGAATAACAAGCACGTAGCGATAAGCGACCAAGCAAGAATAATTCGAATTAGTGTGTCTTTCATTCTATTTTTTCCTCTCCAGTCAGACGATTTTCATAAGATATGAAAGTCATTTCCCCATTTGATGAATGTATTGTCATAGTCATTTTCTCCCACTGACTTCGTGTGTATGGGTATCTGTTTGGTCTCTTCATCATCACAAAACACCACCATTTAATTTATTGAATTCTTCTTTAGTGAACCCTTGACTAATAGTTATTTCAAAGTTTCTAAAAGAAATATCGCCAGATTGTAAATCACTTGCATTAATATTCCCGGATTTTACAACACTAGCATCTGGAATAAAAGTTTCTAAAACTCTCCCCATAGCGGAAAAAGTATTCCCTCCATCTGTACTGATTTTAATACCTATGGGGTAACTGTTAAACAGTTTACAATACTTCCTAATCAATCGTTTTCGTGTTTTATTTAGAGACATCACTCCACCTCCTCAATCTTTATTTTTTTTAAAGAACTTATAAAAAATTA